CGTGTCGTCTGCCCCTTCTTGACCTCGACGCCTGTTTGTATCGGAGCCATTGGGTAGCCGCCGACTTGTTTCAGGATGACCTCGCCCCACTTGATCCCGTCATCCGTCATTGTCGTCGCACCATTACGTGCCAAGACTTTCAGCCCGACATCCTGACACGCTTGTTTAAACAGCTTACCGTGCCCATGCTTTTCGTGACCTGCGTCCCATAGCGATGCGTGGATTAACTCATGCACGACCAGACCGAACACGACGAGATCACCTTCGAGGTATTGCGGTGACGCTTTTGTGATCCAGTTGCCGTCACCCTTCGCCGTGCTGAGGCGTGGATTGACGAAGATTTCGTAGTGATCGTCGCCAGACGCGGTTGACTTCCAACACTCGCCGAGACGTTTACCGTTCTTGCCAGTGGACGGGAACCCGCACGAGATGCGAGTGTTTCGAGGGATTGGAATCCCCGCTTGAAGAAACGTCTCACGACATTCATCGACGACCTTGCCGAACCATTCTTCGCGAGTGGTGATGTAGTTTGTTTTCGCGGTGCCCATTTTTGCAGTGCTCATTATCGTGCTCCCATTTTCTGTGACTTGACGTTTAAACAGTCCTGATATGATCCGGTGTGGATAATCCGGTATGAATTTCTCACGACATCACCTTTGCAGACGATGACGTTCCCGAATGAATTGATCTGTGCGGTGTACATGGTGTGTGATCCTACATTACCCAAAGGATAATAGCTGTGATGAATGCGCCGAGGCAGAAAAGTTCGAATATGTCTTCAAGAATGTTCCTAATCATGCCGCTTCCTTTTCTTCCTTGAGATGCTTTGCAATCTCATGCCAGTTCACATCAGATATGAAGGCCATTGCATAGTCGAGCGCAATGCCTTTGCCATGATCCCCGTCAATCGTCCAACAATCTTGCTGTAGTATCCCTTCGGCGTAGCTTTTGAGGTATTGTGCGGCTTCGTATCCATCCATGCGATGAATCCCTAAGTCTTTGGCATCCTGACCATCGAATATTTCAAGATTGACCCTCCAAGTGGCGTAGTTAGTCCAACCGTTGTATTCGGTATCGCTTGTCATGATGTGTGCTCCTAGTAAAAGAGGTCAAGTGCTGAGTCAAGGTCAATGCCGTCAGGGGTGTGCTTGTAGATTGTCGCCTGTGGACGTGCCTCGCCGTTGTGAAATAGATTGATCGTGTGTGTGGGATCGACCTTTGTGGCGTAAATCCAGATGTCCCACTCCAGACGGCCTTCATGTTCGAGCATTGCTGTCGCACCTTCCGCAAACATGGTTGCGTTACGAATTGCGTCACGAATTTCCTTAATCGTTTGCATTGTCTTGTTCCTTACAGCATTGATTTGAGTTCAGCCTTGCAACGCTTGGCTGTGTCACCGCGATACGTTGCGGCATTGGCAAGAAAGTATCGAACGACTGACCGTGCGTCATCGTACCCATACTGATCATCGATGCTAGATAGTTCCGACATTGCCCGTAGGTAGGGCACAGCCCCAAAGTAAGGCTTCGCCCAGTCGGTGCGGATTTCTTTCGCGATTGCGTTAAGCGTTCTCATTGTCGTGCTCCTCGGTAAGTGTTGTAGGGCCGTCACAGGCGTTGCAAAATGCTCCGCTGTAGTCAAACACATTTTGCAACTCCCATTCTTGCTTTTCTACGTTCCATTCAGCGTAGGCATCAGCCAGAATGTCTTCGGAACTACAAACGGAACACATATGACGTATTTTCATGGTCAATACTCCTTATGAAACTGTGCTTCGAGGGTGTCGATCAGCGGTTGAATTGTATCGATCATCTCGTTTAAACTTGACGAGTGATCCGCGATGACATCATAGCCGTCATTGCCGTACACGAGGTACACGCACGGCATCTTCGCAACATCAGGGTGCACGAAAAACAAGTGCTCCTCGTCAGTCTGCCGGATCGATGCCATTACTTCTTTGGTGTCGGTGCAGGTGATCTGTTCTTCGTCGTCACCGCCATTGTCTATGATGATTTTTGTAAAGCCCCGTTTAAACGCTTCGTTGACCAGTGCCTCGACGATTTGACGTTCCATGCTTTCGATGATGTGCATTGTCATGCTCCAATTGTGATGATTTCGACAGTGCCGTCAAGGACGACATACATTGCCTGTTGACCTGCCAAGATGCCGTATTTTTTCGCGATGTTTTTGATCGTCGTTGCCGAGAACGCTGATGAGCGTGACGTTGCCGACAATGCCGCTACCGTGTACCGGATCGATGGCTCCTCGAACAATTCGCCTTTGTCGTTAACCCAACCGCCCGTTTGTGCCGTTGCAGAATAGCCGTAGAACTTATGGATCAAATCACGTTTCAGCGAGTTGTGCAGTTCCGCGAGGCTGATGCCGTCATTGTCATGTGTGGGTAGAACGATTGAGTATTCACGCATTGTCGTCGCTCCAGTTGAAAAGTTGCAGTTGAAAAGTAACAAACGCCGCACCGTGAAGCGCGGCAATAAATTCGTTGTCCCTTGCTATCGGGGTAGGCTTTCGTTTTGTCCCGATCAGCCTTTCAGGCTCGTAAGGCAGGGACTGCAGTGTCCGTCCACGCTTCGCGGGGTTGTTGATGGGCGGGTTGGGAAACCCGTTAGACCTGCCAAGCTATCACCCTTGGTTCGATCCCCATTCCGTCTCGCTCCGACTGCCAAGCGGCAGGGCGTAGATCAGTCCTGCTCTTACCGCAGGGTGCTCGTTGTTACGGTCGAGAGCCGTAGGCTTGTCGCAGCTTGGGGGTTAGGGACTTTCAAGCACCTAAGTGCAGGGAGTTTCAGAACCTTGCCGCTGCCGACAAAAATGACAATAAATGTTTTTTCAGACATTACAAATTAAAAATAACGTAGTGTTTGCAATGACTTAGAACGTAAGGTGCGGAAGGTAATAGCAATTTGTATAACGATTACAAGGACTTAGCTGATTCGTTTATCGATATGCGTTTAAAGAATACGTCCTATGCAAAAAACGCATGGCTTCCTGTATATTATAATGAGTATATGTGAGAACTAGAAAAGCTCAATGATTTCAATGGGTTAGAGTTAAACCATGTTTGATACCAAGGGAAAACTCAAAAAAGCGTCATCTTATGCTCGATATGAGTATAAGTCTCCAGTTTCTTATGCTCGAAGTGAGCATAAGTATGGGGAAAGATTCCTATCTGGCGGCAATGCAAGGGCTTCAAAGTATTGTATAGTATACGCAAGATGTGTTAAGTATTCGCATAGCAGATTAACACAGTATTCATAGAATAGGTGGACAATGGATAAGCCAAAGCATGGTGGTGACAGGAAAAGTATAGTTGGCAGGATCGGAATGTTACGCAGTGAAGTAGCAGAAACAGCGGGTAAGAGCGAAGCAATACTGTATCTTGCCGCGAAGGAAGAACGGTTTGCACAAGCAATTGCAAGAGGAAGATCACAAACTGACTCAGCGATAGACGCAGGATATGCAGTATTGTCAGCGCATGTCCAAGGATCAAGGCTGATGAAGAAGGACAAGATCAAAGCAAGAGTAGTACAGTTATGTAGTGGTACAAGTGCAACGACAGCAGACGTTAGGGAAGAGCACTTAGCACAGTTGATATCTCTTAGGGAAGCCGCGATGAGTAAGGGTCAAATAAGCGCGGCGATTAAAGCAGAAGAGCTGAGAGGGAAAGTATTGGGGTTGTATATTGAGCAGACTGTAGTTGCTGATATAAGTACCCACTCGTCACTAGACGATGCTAATCCTACAGAACTACGGTCTGCTATACAGTCAGCCATAGATAAACTCGGACTCATCAAAACTATCAATACTATCGATGTCATCCCGAACAGTAATAATGTACACGAACTAATGAATTGATTTGGTCTATACTATCAATGCATAATTATATTCTATGCCTCATCTTGGACTATACTTGCATCGATGCACGATGTTGTTGTTGTAACGTAGAGTAATGCTGTCGAACGTTACGTCAATAGCATTTCTGGTGGTGATTCCTGTAATCTGCCGTTTAAACAATACCCCCCACCCCCCCTTCGGCCCTTCGCTATATACTAGCACTACCCCTCTACATATGCGTATAATTCTAGGGGACCACCCACTTTCACAGGTGACCCCCTAAAAAATTTTTATATAATCACAACCCTTAGCGGTCCTGCTGCATATACGGTTTGTGTTATCCTATGTTTTATTCCTAACTCCCACACAGGAACCCACATAAGCCTTATTAACTTATGCTGCGTGATTATCGTGATTGTATTGTCGCGCATCGTTATGTGCATCTGGCCTCTCTGTTGGCTGTGGCACGATGTTGAAGTTCTCTCTTGGAGTATCTGCGTATAGCACTTCTAGATCCATCCCCAGAGCGTTTAGAACAGCCATAGTGGCCTTTATGCTTGGGTTACAGTCCACAGTCTCCATATTCTTAACGGTGCTCAGTGGTACTCCGCTAATCGCCGATAGTTTATTGAATGAGTATCCTTTCTTCGTGCGTTCCTCGAAGATGACCTCGCCTAGCCAAGCTGTACTATTTCGCATCTCTACTGCTCCGTTGTATCATACGCGCAAGATATCCTATCTCTGCATTGTACTCGCTGTTGAGTATCTCAAGGTTCTTTATCTGTGTCTTGAGATTCTCACACTCCATAACACGCTTGGACATCGACGCTTCTCGCTCACGCGAAAGATCCAACATGAACTCCAAGTGTCGTATCCTGTTCTCATAGTCTTCCATCATGCTGTAGCTCCATATGAATCGTCTGTGAACACGCCACGGTATGAAGCACCAACAAACACATCTTTAGGCTCGAAGTACTTAAGCAGGTGATCCATTACTTTCTGTACATCAAATGGCTTACACGAAAAAATATCGATATACGCACCACCATTGAGATCTACGAAGTGTCCTGTGATGGCTGATGTCTCAATCATCTGTATCACTGTATAACCTGCCTTGAGTGGGTCATGCTTCGCGAAGTGTTCAACCATAGGCTTACCATAAGCAACCATGTCAATCAGTTCAACGAGTTCGTGAACCCACGTTGTAAGAGCATCTCCGCTCTTGCAGGAATCGTTACACCCACGAGCGTCAATAACGAGGTGATAACCCCAAGCATCTGGGTTTTCTTGGAACACTTCACCAGCTACAGTTCCACGTAATTCATTTGTATCGTCCATATCCATTATCCTTTATCGCACTGCAGCGTCAATGCTGCTGTAGTATGGCTACTACTGTAATTGCGTTACGGCAAGTGGCTGTCTAAGATATCCACACTCTGTTTATCTGGGTGCGACTATATGTCACATGTTTTGGCTAACGGCGTGAGCCGGGCTGTAACCCTTATTCTATATGGTGTCTTGCATTTTTGCAAAGTACTGTTTGCATTTTTGCAATTATACAAGGTCTTGACAAGCACCCCCATTTACCCCCATATGGGGGGGGAGGGGGGGTAAGAACCCCCGCCGCAACTAAAGTTGCTGGTTATAGAAACTCTCTTTTCTAAGAAACACGAAGTAAGTGTGTTTGGGATAAGAGTTTAAAGAAACATTAAGCTTTATAGATAAATTAAGGATAGTTGCGTCTTTTTTAGGAAAAGTACGGTAATGAAGATAGTTAAAAAGTTCTGGGAGAAAAAGTCTCCTGTAAAGAAGTCTACTCCGTTGACACCTGATCAAAAAGCATTTGCCAAAGCTAGGGCAAAGAAAGCTGGTCGTGTATATCCTAACCTTGTAGATAATGCAGCAGCTTCTCGGAAGTCCAAGTAATGCAAAAACGCAATCCTGTTACACACAGAACTCCAGCACAGACCAAGAAGCACAATAATACATATGGTGCTACTAAAGAAGCTGTAGCAAAGCGTGTTAAGAATAACGCTGCTAGACGTGTTATGCTAAAGGCTGGTGGTGTTGCAAAGGGTGATGGTATGGACGTAGATCATATCAAGCCACTTCGCAAAGGCGGCTCTAACAAACGTTCCAATCTTCGCGTCGTCTCCAAGGAGCGTAATCGCGGTTGGCGAGATGGAGTATAGTTATATAATGAGAAAACTTTTTATCCTCGCGGCATTGCTGTTCTCTACTGCAGCGTATGGCAACGAAGCAGCATGTTCAGACGCTGTAAAGACACATGAGGAAATTGTAAAGAAGTATGGTGAAAAACCATTCTTTGATATGCACGAACAACAGACCAGACAGCTTATATTGTATATGAATCCACAAACTGGTACATGGACGGTATTCGCTTATAAGCCAGAACTCAATCAGCTTTGTGCAGTTACTGCTGGTGATGGTTTCAAACCTGCCGAGTCTAGGTTCGATCCGTCTTTGTAATTAAGAGGTGCGGGGTAACCATCCCCACTTTTGGATCTATGTGTATGGAAACATAGATCCCACACCGTGTTGGTAGCCGTCACGGGATATAAGTTGGCCTTTGTTTAACACTGGCTAGGTCAAAGTACGGGGTCCATATCCGGTACTTGGCTAACGGATTTTCTTTCAACGCTGTTGCTACGGCAGCAGTCCCCACGGGTTCCGGCCCGTGGTTTTCATTGCCTATTGTATTCCAAAAAAAGTAGTGTATTATCGTAAGTCCGGGGTTGATGAAGCCTCGGACTTCATTATACATAGTACCTGTCGCTCACGTGTTTTTATGCGTGACAGGTGCTTTTTTTGTCTCGAAAGGTAGTCGATGTTTAAATCCAACTCAAACCCAATGTTTCGTTCTTCCTTTAGCGAGAGTATTTTTAACCATAAATATGCCCACGAAGGTGCTAATACGTGGGCAGAACTGGCAGTTACTCTTGTAAAAGATGTTTGCGGTGATCTTCTGTCTCCAGATGACAATGATCATTTAGTTCGTGCTATCACTGAACTCAAGTTTATTCCCGGTGGACGCTATTTGTATTACGCTGGTCGTCCTAATAAGTTCTTCAACAACTGTTACTTACTTCGCGCAGAAGAAGACTCCCGCGAAGATTGGGCTAACCTTTCTTGGAAGGCAGAGTCCTGCCTGATGACTGGCGGCGGCATTGGTGTTGACTACTCCATCTATAGACCATCCGGTTCAAATATTGCCAAGACTGGTGGCTTTGCTTCGGGTCCAATTCCAAAGATGGAAATGATCAACGAGATCGGTCGGCGAGTTATGCAAGGTGGTTCTAGGAGATCTGCAATTTATGCATCTCTGAACTGGCAGCACGGCGACGCACAAGCATTTCTTGCAGCCAAGGATTGGCATTCTATGCCAGTTGGTAATACTGGCAAGTCTCTCTGGGATATCAAGCAGGACGACTTCAACTTCCCCGCTCCACTGGACATGACGAACATCAGCCTGAACTACGACACAGCTTGGCTGGAGAACTACAAAACGACTGGCGATTATGGTGCTACGTTTAAACAGAATGTAAAACAGGCAATGGAGTCTGGTGAGCCGGGCTTTAGCTTCAACTTCTATGAGCAAGAAAACGAAACACTACGCAACGCATGTACAGAGGTGACCAGTGCTGATGATTCTGATGTTTGCAATCTTGGTAGCATTAATCTTGGACGCATAGAGTCTTTGGATGAGTTTCGTGCTATAGTAGAACTTGGAACCAAATTCCTAATTTGCGGAACTTTGAAAGCCAAATTGCCATACGCCAAGATCTATGAAACACGAGAGAAAAACCGTCGTCTCGGCCTTGGTCTGATGGGTATGCATGAGTGGCTCATCAAGCGCGGATATAAGTACGAGGTTGTTCCTGAACTTCATCAATGGTTAGCTTCTTATAAGGAGTTGTCAGATAAAACCTCGCGAAATACGGCTGATCGTTTTGGGGTGTCTCGCCCTGTTGCTAATAGAGCTATTGCCCCTACAGGTAGTATCGGCATTCTCGCGGGTACTTCTACAGGCATTGAGCCAATATTTGCAGTAGCATATAAGCGCAGATACCTCGTTGGCGAGTCAACGTGGAAGTATCAGTATGTGATCGACAGCGCAGCACAGGAAATGATTGACCTTTACGGCACAGATCCTAAAGACATTGAGTCTGCGATTGATCTTTCTGTTGACTATGAGCGTCGTATTAAGTTTCAATACGATGTTCAGAGCTACGTAGACATGTCTATTTCATCGACAATTAACCTTCCTTCGTGGGGTTCAGAGCATAATAACGAGGATAAAGTGCCCTTGATGGCTGAAACACTGGCTAAGTATGCTCACGGGCTACGTGGGTTTACGTGTTACCCAGACGGATCACGCGGTGGTCAGCCACTCACGTCAGTGCCGTATCATCTTGCGATCCAACACTTGGGCGATGAATTCGAAGAAGCTGTTGGAACTCACGATATCTGTGATATTTCTGGAAAAGGCGGCTCTTGCGGTGTATAACACACTTGCATTTCATAACGAATCAGTCTACGGAGTATAGTGTATGTCAACCACTATCTTCCGTAGGACTTTAACATGGACGTAGTAAATAATCCGAAGCACTACGCTTCTGGTAGGAAGTATGAGCCAATTGATATATTGGAGGCATATTTCCCTCAAGAGCCACTTCTGTGGCAAGTTATAAAGTATTGCTCTAGGTTCAACCGTAAGTCAGATCCACTTATTGACCTTAAGAAGGCAGAGTGGTATTTGTCTCGCAAGATAAACAAGATTCACGCTGGTGAAGAATACATTCACTACGTAAGTCCTGTTATTATGGTTGACTCTATAATAAGCGACTGGTTTGACTCTTATGGTCAAGATCCAGTGGCAAGGCATGTATCTGAAGTAACACGTCGTCTTATGGCGTGTGTTCATCATATGCATGAAGATGGTGATATCTTTGAACTTTCTTTAGCTTTAACAGAGCTTCAGTTTGCAATTGATATGCTTAGTCAACAAAGTTTTTCAAAGAAGTATGATGTTGAAGATACTTCTTTGACGTTTGATGAATATCAAGATGATGCTTTGTTGACCGCCATCTATCCAAATCATATTAAGCTAATGTATCCTGCTCTTGGCCTGTGTGGAGAAGCAGGTGAAGTCGCAGAGAAGATCAAGAAACT